CTTGTTTTGGTAATTTATCAGATTATCATACAAATAATATAACTGCATATTCATATGATTGTTTACCAAAAATTGAGTTTTTAATAAAATATTTAAATGAAAATAATGATGTTGATAAAATGATGAAAGAAATATTAGAGGAAAATTTAAATGATAAAGATTATTTTAATTCTGTAAATCATCATATATTTATTACAGCATATTTATCATTAGAAGATATCAAAGATCCAAATATTAAACATACGACTAAATTATTAAATTTAGATAATTTATGGATAGGAGATAAAAATATAAATAATTTTTTCCATAATAAAGTACCAGCATTAACGTTTTTAAATAATTGGGATACAGCAACAAAGGAAACAGAAATTCCCAATATAACAACAGAAACTAGCTTTGAATAAAAAACGAGAAACTAGCTTTGAATAAAAAACGAGAAATTAGCTTTGAATAAAAAACGAGAAACTAGCTTTGAATAAAAAATTGCATATTTTTTCGATTAGTTAAAAATAATATATTTAATGAATTTTGATTCAATTGGAATTGGCACCTATAAAATCAAACCGCAAGAAGAAATTGATAATTTATTAACAACAGCATTTAAATGTGGATATAAAATGATTGATACTGCTGAAATTTATAGAAATCAAAAATATATTGGGCAATTTTTTAAGTCTCATCCTGAATATGATAGAAATAAAATTTGGATTACAAGCAAAGTAAATTTTGATAATGTTAAAAATAAAAGATATGAACAAATTATTAAATCAATAGATAAAACATTTATTGATTTAAATACATCGTATGTAGATTTATATTTAATTCATTGTCCTATTGATGATATGAATACAATAGTATGGAAGATTTTACGTGAATATCAAAAAGAAGGAAAAATTCGATACATTGGAATTTCAAATTTTACTTTGGAAAAAATGAAAATTTTTTTGAACGAAATTGGCGAAGAAGAAGCGAAACATATTTTTTGTAATCAAATTGAGTACAATCCTTTTTTAAATAGAAAGGATTTAGTTAATTTTTGTCAAGAAAAAAATATTAAAATTGTAGCATACGGTTCATTAAATAAAAAAAATAATATTGTAGAAGAAATTGCATTAAGATTAAATAAAACTCCAGAACAAGTTTTATTAAAGTGGGCTTTACAAAATAATATTCATATTATTCCTTCTTCACAAAATCAAAAATTTATTATTGATAATATTTCTCTAGATTTTAAAATTTCAGAAAAAGAGATGGACATATTAAATAATTTAAATGATGATACTTGTGTATATAAGAAATACTTATAATTTTTTTATACTTTTCTAAATTTATTATCTAAATAAAATTAATGCTTTTGCCAAAAAATGAAACTAGAATTTTTGATACTGAATTATTACAAAATGGAATTAAAACAGTTTATGTTTACGACCCTGATTTAGTTAGAACAATTGTTTCCGTAGCAGTAAATGTTGGTTCTTTAGCTAATCCAAAAGAATATCAAGGTCTTGCACATTTTTTAGAACATATGTTATTTCTTGGATCAAAAAAATATCCAAATGAAAATCATTATGAACATACACTAAGTAAACATGGAGGTCATTCTAATGCATTTACAGCTCATTTTAAAACAGTATATTATTTTACATCATTTAATGAAGGCATCGAAGAAGTATTGGATATTTTTTCAAGATTTTTTATTGATCCATTATTTAAAGAAGATGCAGTTAATAGAGAAATTAATGCTATTAATTCAGAACATCAAAAGAATATTAATAATGATCACTGGAGAATAAATCAAATATTAAAAAATTTATCAAAAAAAGATAGTGCATATAATACATTTGCTACTGGAAATAAAAAAACATTAGGTAAAAAAGGATTGAGAGATACTATGATTGAATTTTGGAAAAAATATTATATAACTACTAATTTAGGTGTTTGTGTAATTTCAAATATGAAAATAAATCTACAAAAAAAATTAATTGGAAAAACATTTGGGAAAATTGAAAAAAGACAAGGTGAAGTTTTTAAAATTCAAAAACCATTATTTGATTCATTTAATAAAACATATCAAGTGATACCAACAACTGATATTCAAAATTTAAATTATTATTGGGAAATACCAATAGATAAATCATTTAGAAGAAATAAATTATTTATAATTTTAGCTGATTTATTAACTAAAAATGAAAAAAATAGTTATACTAATTATTTAAAAGTAAATGGATTAATTGAAGATGTATTTGTAGATATTGACGAACCAGAAGGTAAATTTGAATTAAATTTTCATTTAACAAAATTAGGAATAAAAAATTTAAATTTAATTGACGGTATATTAAAATATGAATTAAATAAAATATTTAATCAAGATTGGAATAAAATTATTGCTTATTATAAAAAATTATATAAAATAAATTTTGATTATTCGCCTAAGATAGAATCAATGCCTTTATGTTTAAAATTATGTGAAAATATACATAATTATTCATTTAATGAATTATTTGTTGGTGAATTATTAATTCAAGAAATTGCTAATGATCCAGTTAATTTAATTAAAAAATATTTCGATAATAATATTAAAATACTAATATTAAAATCAGATATACCTAATTTTATAATTGACGAAAATTATGGTACAAAATATGGTGAAATAAAAAATATTAATTCAGAACCAATAGTTTTTAATAGCAAATTAAATTTAGAAAATCCATTTTTTGATATGAAACCTGAAATAATTAATAACTTAAATTGTGAAGCTCCTATAATTATTAGAGAAAAAACATGGTATGGTGGATGTAGTAAATTTAATGAAACAGTTATTGAAGGTTCTTTAATTTTAAGTAGTCAAAAGTTTTTTAATACTGAAATAAATTATTTATTGACAATATTAATGGATAAATGTGTAACTTTTCATTTATATCAAGAATTGTTTAATATTTTAACGTTAAATTTTCATATATCTATTGTACCTAAATCAATATATAATTGTGTAATAATACATTACAAATGTCCTAGTGATTCGATAAAATTTAATCAATTTATTAATAAAACTATAGAATTAATTAAAACTGCAACCATCCCTTCTAAAGTAATAAAATCAAAAATAGAAAATTTAAAAGAAGAATTAGGAAATATTAATAATAAAAATCCTTGGGAATATTCAAATTATTATCATAATAAAATAAATCAATCAAATGAATATACAAATACAAATTTACTTAAAACATTGGAAACAATTACGGAAAAACAAGTATTAGAATTTATTAATAATATATTTGATGATTGCAGTTTAACTATGTTCTTTTTTGGAAATTTAACATTTGACCAATTACCATCACATCCTATAATTAATAAATTATTATTTAATCCTCAACCTATTTTACCAAAAATTGCTTTTAATGAAAATATAACAATTTCTCACCCAAATCCTAATGAAAAAAATAATTGTGTTTCTTATTATTATTATGTAGGTCCTTTTACACCAATTACCTGGTTACATCTATTTTTTGTACATTTAATTTTAGAAAGTGTTTTTTTCAATGAATTAAGAACTAAAAAACAATTAGGATATTTAGTAAAATTATCAATTCTAAATTTAGGAGATAATTATTATATGACACAAAAAATACAATCTGCTAAATCTTGTAAGGAAATTATTATAGAAATAGAAAAATTTAATGATAATATTATAAAATTAATAGATAATTGTAATTTAGATAATTGGAAAGTTACTGCAAAGAATCAATTAAAAGAAAAAGAAAATAGTAATAATGATTATTATGCAAGTTTTTTCTCTGAGATTATTTCTAGAAAATATTTATTTCATAGAAAAAAAATAATAGTATCACAATTAAAAAATGTAACAAAAGAATCACTTAAGAACTTTGTTAATGAGTATATATTTAAAAATAAATATAAAAGCATATTATGTGTAAAGGGTAATTAATAAAAAGATTTTTTAATAAATTAAATTTATTAATGGTTCCATTTTAATATGTTTCAAAATTTCAGGATACTTATCAGTAATTAATTTACTGATATCTTTCTTTTTCTTATTACATTTTTTTATTAATATTTCGGGAATGAATAATACCAATATTTTACTTTTATTTTTAATCAGTAAGAAATCATTTTTATATTTATTAAAATCTTTTTCAGATAATTTAAAAAGAGGTAAATATTTTTTGAGTTCTTTTTTTACTTCTGATATTTTCATAATATACTTATTATTCATACATTTTATCAAATTTTCTCTAATATCAATATCAACAAACAATGGTATATTTTCATCTATTTCATCGGATATTATATCAGAATTAGATTCTTCATTAAAAAATATATGAGTATTTTCTTGACTAGTTTCTTCGCTATTAATAGTTGGTAAATGATTTATTTTCATTTTTTTATTAGATTTTTTATCAATAATAAAATCATCAATATTCCAAAATTGATAACAAATATTTGCAATACTTGAATCTTTACCAATAATAATTAATTTTTTACCCATTTTTAAAATTTGATGACATAAATGGTTAAAATCTGAATCGCAAGTAATCATTATAATAATATCATTTTTTGATAAAGTAAATAAATCATTTAATATATCAGTAATCATATAAATATCAGTGGATTGCTTATGAGGTTGACGAAAACATTGTATTGCTTCCATTTTATATTCTTGTGCAACTTGACACCATTTAATAGAATCAGGTTGTGACCAATCGCGGTATACCTTTAATACACCAATTAAACCCAACTGTTTAATTCTGTTAAATAAAGTTGGCATTATTTTATGACTAATATTATCTGCATCAATATAGATACTAATAAAATCCATTATAATGATATATAAATAATTTTAAATGAAACTATAAAAATTGAAAAAATAATAAATTATGAGTATATAATATTTATAATGACCGATTATGAAATAGTTGCGTATATCAATAATATTAAAAATGAAGGATTTCAGTTTCCTGAATCAAATTTAAGAGCAGTTAAATATGACGGAACAGCAATTAAATATATGGATGAATCTATTGAACTTGCACTAGCTGCTGTACAACAGAATGGTTTAGCAATAAAATTTGTTAAAAATCAAACTAAAGAAGTTTGTGAAGCAGCTGTAAACCAAAATCCGTTTGCATTACAATTTATTGAAAATCAAACAAATGAAATTTGTATGATGGCTGTTAAAAAGAACGGTTTAGTTCTTCAATATGTAGAAGTTATGGCATATGATATTGCATATGCTGCAGTAAAACAAAATTCTGATGCTATGAAACATGCTTATGTGTTTAGCCCATCATTTATTGATTCAGTTTTACCTGATTTTGGTATGGCTCTTGAATTTGTACCAGGAGAATATCAAAAAAAACATATGTGCTTAAATGCAGTTAAGAACAATGGTATGGCTTTGGAATTTGTTCACGACAAAACTCCAGAAATTATTGAAGAAGCATTAAAGTCTAATCCAGAAGCTGTTAAATTTACTACTATATAATGATTTATTTATAAGAATATACACTTCGTTTTAAATAATATAATTATCTCGTTTCTTTTAATGGTAAAAATTGGTTATAAAAAATTGTTATCAAATATAAAAAAATATAAAAACGAAAGATGTTTAGTAGGTATATTTGAAATAGAAGATGATGTTATAATTTATCCATCTTTTGATAATACTTTTGCAAAATATAAAGTTAATAAATGCAAATTAATACGCATAGAAAAAGTTGATGGTGAAATATTAACTGATATAGATAGTGTATATCCTACTATTTTTTTTAATAAAGAACCAAATCGTGAATATAAAATAAATGAAGAATTCGAAATAGATTTTGTAGGACAAAACATTAATGACGTTGGTATATTAATGTTTTTTGAAAGACCTCGTGCCGAAATGTATTTATTGGAAACTAAAGAAAATGGATATTTAGTTAGATGGCGAGATGATGGAACTAAATATTGTGAAGAAACTTATATTAATTACATAAGAAATGGTTTATGTAAATATTATTATTTAAATGGTATTATTAAAGAGGAAGCAGAATATAGAAATGGATATAAAGGAGGAATTGAAAAAATGTATAATGAAAGTGGTATTTTAATTAAAACTATTGATCATACACCACCACCTATAAGATATGACAATTATAAAACATAAATTATGTTTATTCATCCGTTTCTTCTATTGGTGCTCTTCTATAAGCTGGTCTTCTATAAGCTGGTCTTCTGTAATTATATTGAGGTTTACGTTTTGAAGTAAGCATAACTATTATAAATATTAATATTAAAAATCCGAAACCAATACCAATATACATTACCATATCAGGATTTTGAGCCATCCAAGTTGTTAAATCAAATGCACCACCGTTAGGGCCAGGATTATCAAAACTAATTTGTTTGAAACCACTACCTACTTTTGTCCAAGCTCCAGTTGTATAATCAGGTGATTGATAAACATCACCAGGGCCTCCAGTTACACCATATACTTCTTTATTTGATAGTGATACCATATTTAAACCACCATTAACTCTTTTCCATTGTGGATTGGTAGTTATAGTTTCATTTGCACAATAAATCTCACCATTTTTAGTGGTACCAATTACGCTCATATTCTTCCCATCAAAACTAATATTTGCAAGAACACCATTTACTTTAATCCAATTACCTGTTGTATAATTAGAATTAAAGAAAATAGCACCTGCACTATTTATACCAAAAACTTGATTATTGGAATAAGATATATTTACTAATTCACCTGGAATTTGTGTCCAATTAGGTTTTGTTGTTATGTCTTTATTTGCATAAAATATACTTCCAGCACTATTAACACCCATAACAATCATATTGTAACCATCAAAACTTACTTGTGTTAATCCACCAGTAGGAGGTGGTATATTAACTACTTTAGTAGGATCGTATACTTTTAAATTAGGTATATAAAAAATACCAGTTTGTGTATCTATACCAATTAATTGATTATTTGAACAAGAAGCACTTATTGTATTACTTCTACGAACTGTCCATTTTAATTGAGGTGATGTTATATCAGGAAAGCTAACTTGTAGGGAATTTGAGTTATCAATAGCACATACCACTACAGGTGCCGGTATTTTTTCTTCAACTACTTTTTCTACCATAGGAGTTGGATTAGCTGAAGCTATAGTATTACTAATTGCATTTTGAAATGTATCTATTATACTATTATTTTTAAAAAAATTATATATTTTAATCATATTATAATAATATATATAATTATTATAATATTTATGAATATGGTTTACTATTAACTGTTTTTAAATTAGGTAAACTTTTTAATGATTCTAATGATTGTTTAAATTTTTTACCAAAAGTAATAGATTCTAATTTAATTAAATTTTTTAATGAATCATTCAATGGTTGATTAAAATTTGTTCCAAATGTTAAATTTTTTAAATTTATTAGTTTATCTAATGAATCTTCCAGAGATTGATTAAATATATTTTCTGTATATTTTTCTTCTTGAAAAATTAAATTTTCTAAATTTATTAATTTCTTTAAAGAATTTCCTAAAGGTAAATTAAAAGAACACCCTAAATATAATGATTTTAAATTAATTAATTTGTCTAAAGAATTTTCTATAAGTTGATTAAATTTACCTATTTTTAACCAAGTAGTATAACCTAAGTATAATGTTTCTAATTGTTCTAGATTATTTAATGAATCTTTTAATGGCTTATTAAAATCTCCTCCAATTGTTAAAGTTTTTAAACTAGTTAAATCATATAATGATTTATTTAAGTTACCTCTAAAATTTTCTATTAAATTTAAAGAAATTAAATTTTTAAAATTATATCTAGGTAAATAGTAATCATTTATTATTATTAGTGATTTTAAATTGGGAATAGTTTTTTCCATAATAGCAGAATTTCTTTCACCTAAAGTCAAATTTTCTAAATTTAAAAGTTTTATCGATTTAAGATTTATTTCATTATTATTATTTGAACCAACATTCAAAGTTTTTAAATTAGGTAAATATTTTAATGACTCATCTAATGATTTTTTAAAACCAAAACCGAAAGATAAACATTCTAATTTATTTAAATTTTTAAACGAGTCTCCTAGGTCTTGATTAAAATTACCAGTAAATTCTAAAGTTTTTAAATTTTCTAAATCATATAATGAATCATGTAAAGGATGATTAAAATCAGACCCTATTTTTAATTTTTCTAATTTTTTTAATTTTTTTAATGAATTATCCAATGGATAATTAAAATCATTTGATAAATATAAATTTTCCAAAAGAAGTAAATTATTTAATGAATCAACTAAATGATGATTAAAATAATTTCCAAATTTTAAAGTTTTTAACTTATTTAATTTTTTCAATGAATATTTTAGTGGATGATTAAATAAACTTTGTAAATATAAATTTTCCAAGTTAATTAAATTATCTAATGAATCATTTAATGGTTGATTAAATTTTCCCGTAATTTTCAAAGTTTCTAAACTAGTTAAATCATATAATAAATGTTCAAAAGATTTATCATAATCACCTTTCATAGTTAGTGTTTTTAAATTATTTAATCCTTTTAACGAATCCCCAAATTCATCTTCTTTAAACTCAAAAAATAATTTTTCCAAATTAATTAAACTTTTTAATGAATCTCCTAATTGTTGATTAGTATGAGGACCTATATATAATTCTTTTATTTCTATAATTTTAGAAAATAATTGTTTCAATTGTTCTGATTGAATATTTAATATTTTAATTCCATTTAATTTTAACAATTCTTTATTTTTTTTATATTGTTCCAAATGTTCAGTTTCCCAAATTGTATCTAACCATCTATTTAAAATATCATCTTTAAATACAGATTTAATAAATTCAATTGATACAGAGTCATCTTTAATATTCATTAATTGGTCATCTTGTACACTTAATTGAAATTTAGTTTTATTATCTGTTTTTGATTGAATTATATAAAGAGGACCCAAACCATTATAATATTCAAATCTATTTTCTTCATTAGAAGCAGTACACCACTTAGTTTTTTTACCATAATATTTTGCACCAGCTTCAGTAGTTGGTACTATAATTTTTATTTTATCAGTTTCTAATAATAGAATTTTATCATTTATACCGTCAGTTACATCTTGAAATTGTATTTCTATTTCAGGAGAAGAAAGAAATTCTTCTAATTTTAAAAGACCACTAATACTAGCAAGTGGTTTCAAATCTTTTATATTTTCTTTCAAAATATTATATTTAATAATTGCATCTTTGAAACGACCAGAATTTTCTAAAGAACTAGGATTTCCAAAAGTATTGGATGTATAACTTTTAATTACCCAATCAATATAATCATTTCCGAATTTTGTATAAAATTGTTCAAAAATATTTTCTTTAGATATTGGTTCTTCAAATGATAAAAATCCTCTATCTCTATCTTTAATTAAATTACTTAAAATATTATCAAATCTTGCTATAAACATCTCCAATGTTTGTTTTTTGCCTCCACCAATTATTTTTACTAATTTAATATACTTTGACTTATATTTTAAATATTTATCGTAATAATTTGAAATTGACATATTATAAATAGATATATAATATATTAATTTTTGCATTTTAACTTATCTTCATCACTTGGATATACATTTCTATGATAAAACAATTTACAATCAACAGCAACTTCTTTTAATGACTTTTCAAATTCGCCAATTATTTCATTTTTCTTTTTTGCTAATGACCAAATATATTGATCAATTGTTTTTTCACCTGTTTGAGTAGCCAAATATAAAAATACTTCTACATTTCTATCAACTTTTGGTAAATCATTGTGTGAGCAAAAACGAATAGCACGACCTATAATTTGTAATACTCTAGACATATTCCAATATGGTTCTAATATATGAACTTGTCTTACTCTTTTAAATGAAACGCCTTCTTTTACAGATGGACTACCTAACATTAAACTTAATTTACTACCATCGGTATTGTCTTTCGTATTAAATACACTTTTTATTTCTTCTTTCATTTTATGTGTTTCATCGCCAGACCAAATAGCGTAACGATTTGGGCCTTCTCCATAAACTTTATAATTTTTATATCCGTGATATTCAATAAATTTAACAAATGAACGTAAACCACCTAAATCTTTAAAATTAGAATAAACAAAAGCAGGACCTTCTGATTTTTTAATTTTTTGAAATATTTTTTGAAATTTAATAGAATAATTTCCTACATTTTGTAGTTGTAAGTTATCATCTCTTAAACTAGAAAATCCTAATTCACCAATACTTTTATTTGGAAATGCAACATTAGAAACCATTCTAGGTCCCAATGAAAAATTAGATGGCAAATTTAAAAGATCTACATTTTTGAAAGAACCTTTAATATAATCTCTATCAACTGATAATGCTGTTAAATATGATTTATATTGAAATGAAGACATTTGACATTTAACTACTTTAAAAATTTCTTCTGGATAAGTAAAAGGTGGTGCACCACGATAATATGATACTAATCCTTTACTTAATTCATTAAATTTATTTAAATTAATTGGTTTATAAAGTAAACCACTACCCGATAAATATTCTTGATTAAAATCTGAACCAATAGAAAATTCAATTTTAGGTTTTAATAAATTTAATGTTAAACCAATTTCATTTGGTTTATCAAACATAGGTGTTGCAGATAACATTAATATTCTCAATGTATTATCCGAATCGTCAATTAAATTTTTTAATACTCTATAAAATGTTCCAGAAAAAGAAACCATATTTTGAACTTCGTCAATAATTAATAATGTGTTTTTTAAGTTAATTTTATTATTTTGTGCTAATTCAATAAATTTATGATAAGAGTAAATTGTATAATATTTATCAATTCTATCATTTGTTTTATCAATAATTTTTTGATATTCTTTATCATCTATTTTTAATTTGGATAATTTTATTTTTTCTGATTGAGTTATATAATCAACATTGGGACAAGGTGATCTTAATTCATCTCTAAAATTTCCAGCTAATGCAGCAGGTAATACAACAACAACATTTAACTTCTTTTTCATTTTTTCAGCAACTGCGATGGCAGCACAAGTCTTACCAGCACCAATTTGATGAAAAACTAGCATACCTGGAGGTGCTTCTTTTGAAGAAAAATAATCAGCTAAGAAAGCTTGTTGTGGCTGAAGTTTAAATTTTTGTGGTTGACAATAGCTTTCCATAGTTTCTTTATTTTTTGCTGGTTTGATTTCATATTTTTTAAATTTTTTTGATAACATATACTTTATATATATGTATAAAAAAAATTGATAATTTGATTATATATTCCTAAATTTTATTAGTATGTCAAAATTTGGTTCTAAATTTAATGATTCTAAAGATTATAATACAGAAATGGAAAAAATATCACAATTATTTATTGAGAAAAAATTAGATACTTATAATCATACTATTTTATCAAGTTTTTCAGAAAATAGCATTAGTAAGTTAGTTACTCTTATTAATTCAAGAATATCGGTAGGTCCTGCTATTGATAATAAGAATTATAAATTATCTTATTTTGAACCATATGTTAAATTTATTTCAATTATATTAGATAAATATGTTAAACAAGAAAATCTTTTTAAAATAATTAAAGAGAGTAATTTTTTAAATACTTTAACAGTTTTACCAACAGCTGTTACAATTAAAGAAAACACTAAATCATTTGACGGCGGTGGTATTATATATTTGAAAAAATATAGTTCATTGTTAACTCTACATAAAAAAGACTTAAGTGAAGTTCACTTGTTAGTCAATGCAGCAAGTAAAGGTAATTTACCCACATTTATTTTTTGGAAAACATTATTTAATACCGATATGACGAATGATGATTCTAGTATTTATCTAGAACAGTCAATTAAAAATTCAGATAATAGAATATTTAAATGGTATATTAGTCAAAAAAATATTAATTTGCAAAAAACATCAGTAATAACAAATATGTTATCAAACATATTATCTTCTTCAAAAACCCCATCAAAGTATATTTTGAAGAAAATTAAAATATTATCGGAAAATGTAAATTTAATTCCATATTTTAGTCAAATGATAAGTTATACTAGTGAAGGAGATATAATTTATCAATTAATGAAATATTATTATAAAGTTCCTATGGATATTGAAAATATTAACAATATTTTAAAAATAGAAGATTTAAAGGCTTTAAATGCTCAAAAAATTTTTGAATTATTAAAAACACCACAAGAGAAAACATTATTAGTTGTAGGTAAAATTTTAGAACCATTTAATACAGTAATGAAAGGTTGTAGTTCTCTTTATAAAAGTTTTATAGATTTAGATATTGATTATAAAGTTATCATTGAAAATTTAGAAGAATATGTAAACCAAATTAACTTGATATTATCAGAATCTGAATCAAATTCATTAAATATAAATGATATTTTTAATACTCCTTGCAATTGTGGTAAAAAATGTTTTGGTAGTTTACTATCAAAAATGGCAGAATTAAATATATTCCATAAAATTAATTTTCATAATTTTATTAAAGAAGAAAACAAGGGTAGTTATTATGGTTGGTATAATAAATCAAAGAACTTATATTCGATTAGAATACAATGGCTTACTAAATTTTATCCAATTACAAATAAATATACCGCCACTGCTTCTATATATAAACAATTAGCTGTTAATAAAATATTAAGTTTTTTGAGAATAATAGCAAAAAGGAAATCTAAAACAAAAATACTAAGTATTAGAAGCAAATATTTACCATTAATGGAAGAATTAATGAATTATAAACCAACAAATAAACCTGTATTAAAAAATGGTTCTATTAATTGGCAATATCAAAAACAAAAATTTACTAATTTACCTCCTAGAAACTTACTCCCTAACGAAATAAATATTTATAAAAACTTTCTATTAAGAGAAAAAGCAGATGGTATACTATTAAATAATTTACCATTAAATATCGAACCCAAATGTGAAGATATATTTATTAGACAAGTAAAAGCAGAATATGTTGAAGATTTAGATTTATATTTAATCTTCGATATTGAATTACCTAATACAAATATATTAAACAGATATGAATTTCTAAGAAGTAAACATTCATATACTGTTAATAAAGAAATAGTATCTGTTTCTAATATTGCAGAGTTAACAACGGCAATTGAAGAAGAAAGAAAAATATTTAAAAAATTTTTAGAGGATACTAAAGATATTAAAAATAGATGGTATCCAAAAATATCATTTTTAGTTGAAGATGTTACAAATGAATTTAAAAAAGAAATAATATTAGAAATTATTAATAATGAAGATTCTAGATTTAGTAAATTTATTAATAATGAAGGTAGTTATCAATGCGATGGTATAATTTTAGCTCCTTTATCAGGTTTATCAATGAGAGATATTAAAATTAAACCTAAGAAATTAATGACAATAGATTTGTTATTTGATGGTAATAATTGGTTAGATAAAGAAAAGAATAAATATAACCATCTAATTAAATTAAACGAAATTAAACCAAAATCAAATAAAATTTATAGATGTTATCCTGAAAATAATTATTATGAACCGAGAGAAATTCGGTTTGATAAAAAATATGCAAATTCTGGAGACATTGTCAACCAAATTATGGTAATTTATAAATATAAATGGGACGAAGATGTTACTTCATTGGGACCATATTATCATTTAAATAAAAAACCTATATTAAATCAAAACCACATTAAACAATTAGAAGAACAAACAAATATGCTTCAAACTCAATTACAAAAAATGTTACCAGAAAATGGTAAAACTTGGTTAGATTTAGGATGTGGTAAAGGTAAATTAACACATTATATTAAAAAGTATAATCCTAAAAAATATGTAGGTTTAGATGTAGATGAACAAATATTATTAAATAACATACATATAATTGATGAATTAGATTGGATTAAATTTTCTCCTTGTAATCTTCGTAGTGATTGGGACTTGTCTAAATGGTTCTCTATAAAGAATATGAAGTTTGATTACATTGTATTGAATTTTAGTTTGATGCATTTGTTCGATTCAGACGATTTTTGGACTCAATTAAATGAGGTTTGTAAACCAAATACAAAAATATTATTCAATGTAGTTGCAGATAATATTAAAACTACAGAATATAAAAATCTAAATGCGTATATGAAATACGATAACAATAAAGTTATTTATTATTTTCCTTGGTCTCAATCACACGAGATTTCTGAAAATTTTATTTCTAAGAATTTTATTGAAGAAAAAGTAAGAAAGTACAATTTCCTAATTGATTCATTTGAAAATTTAGGAACAGATACTTTAGTATCAAAATATGATTGGTATATAATTGAAAAACAATCATAATTTATTTTAAATTTAATTTATATATTATATAATATAATATGGCAGTACTTTTAACTGAATCAGATATTTTATCAACATATGATAATTTAACTTATAATGAATCAAATACTGTAATACCTAAAATCATAGAATCAAGAAAAGATAAACGAATAATTGATTCTCATGTTGTAGATCCATCAAAATTTGATGTAATATATGCTACAAGTGATATTCACGCAGATTATTCTAATTTTATAAATTATTTAAAAAAATTAAATTTGATTAAAATACCAGATGGATTAGACCTTTATTCAAGTGATATTTATGATCCTCGTTTAATTATTGAAACTGAATGGATAGCTAATAATAGTTTATTTGTCATAATTGGTGATCTTGTAGATGGTACCAGAGGTGGTTATAATGCTTCTGTTCCTGATATGAAGGGTAATTTTGAGTTATTAATGCATATGTTTATTTATAATTTAAGAATAAAATCTTGGGAAAAAGGTTCTGATATTTTATTTACTATAGGAAATCACGATTTAACTACAGCAATTGAAACAAATCATGTTATTTTAAATAGACCACCTTGGGGATTTTTAAACAAATATATTACAAATGAATCAAAAATTTTTTTTAAAAATTTAAAAATACGTAGAGATTGCTTAAGTAAATTTTATTTATTATCACCTTATCTATTTTTAAGGATTCAAAATAAAAGAACCAATATACTTATGATACATTCTCAAATAATGAATGAATCGCCATTAAATGATTCTAGATTAGGATTACTTTCTCAAGAACAAATCAAAATAGATAAAGATATATTATCAATGACTACATTTAGTGTTAATTCTCCTGAAATAATTAATATTTATAACGTTTTATCGGCACGTCATATGGAAGATGATGTAGATATTTGCGAACATTATAGAGAAAATAAAGATTCTATTCCTAATATAATTGTTGTTGGACACTGTCCTACCATTTTCTCAATTGGAGATATATCTTTATTACATAAACCTCATATAAAAACAATAATTAAAGATAAAATAGGAAAAAATGAAGAATATGAAAGTTGTAATGATGATAAAAATTATGGTTGTGTAATACCAAGATGTTATGATAATTGGGAAGATATTAAAATAATAATGGTTGATACTGGAATATCAAGTTGTTTTAGACCAAATTATATAAAACCAATAAAACAAGCATTAGAAAGTGAAAGATTCTCAGAAATCCTTAAAATTACAAGTCAAGATACAGAAGGTGATTTGGATAAACTTTTTAATAAATTATATAGATTACGTACAGATAACCGTGAAATTATGATTAAACCATTAAGTGAAAAAGTAAGAGGTTCTTGGCAAATACCTTTCATACCAGATTCTTCTAAAACATCCACTTTAGTTTGGCCATATCCCTTAACTATTGATTTTATAGAAAAATTATTTAAGAAAGATTACCCTAAAATGCCTGATGATAAAATGAAAATCTTAATGGATGCTATGAAGAAAACAGATCTTTCCAGTTTTGAACCAAATGAACTTATACTTCCAAAATTACCAAAAGATTTTTGGATAGGTAGTAATACATTTAGAGAAAAATATTTAAAATATAAACAAAAATATTTAATGCTACAAGCAAAAAAATAAGTAAAACTTAAAATATAAGTTCTATGAAGTCTGTATTAATAGCATTCTGTTGGTAAACAGCTGCTAAGCATATTTCAAGGAGTAATGATTATGCTGACCAGCAGCCAAACATATCTCAGGAGTTTGGTTCTTGACAATCTCGAAACAGTCGCTATTCTGTTGAACAGCAGCCAAGCATATCTCAGGAGTTTGTTCCCTGACATAGCGCAAGTTATAGCCATTTTGTTGAACAGCTGCCAAGCATATCTCAGGAGTTTGTTCCTTGATATGTTGCAAGGAGTCGCTATTCTGTTGAACAGCAGCCAAGCATATCTCAGGAGTTTGTTCCCTGACATAGCGCAAGTTCAAGCCATTCCGTTGAACAGCAGCAAAGC